TTTTTTAATCATTAGACCCAGTAAGGTGGTCCAGTCCTGTAGCATACAATGCGGGTAATAGCAGAAAGTTTTCCCGATCCGCAAACCCTAACGACTCACCTCCACCGGCATTTTGTCGCTGAAACATATTATACGTTTGGGGGGGTCATTTTTTAACATTTTTTACTTTTTTTTGAAATACCCTTATCAAGAAAGGGTCGCGCTTTAGCGGTGAAAAGGTATGAAATTTTCTAAAATTTTTGTATAACTTAATATAATGAAGGTGTATATACGACATTCAACTATTAGAAATATTAATGGAGTTTTCAAAAAAATTTCTAATGATTTTTTCCATAATCGCTTAAATAATTTATATTTTCGAAAATACGAACAAAAATATGTAATTTCCAAAAAACCGAATGAATTAATTAATTTCATTGCGTATTATGACATAGAAAATGATAATATGATGGTATATGAAAAAGGCCTGTATAAAGTTGATTTAGGTTGTAAAGTTGAATTTGAAGAAAATATTCAAATGTATCCAGCAAACACATTATTGAAAAAAATGGATTTACCTTTATTCAATAAAGACTCAAAAATAAAGCAAGGCCAATCGGGTAACTGCTGGCTTATATCGGCATTAATAGCATTAGAAAAACACATTATATTTTGTGAAAAAAAGAATATACTATACCTGATAACAAAGGAAAACGATACTGTGAAGTTCAATAAACTTATTGAGAAAGTGGATGAAAATCATTATAATGTTTATCTTAAAATTGATGGAATTATAAAAGAAATTTTTATAAACAGCGAAACACCGCATCATAAAGGTGATGCTTTGTATTGTAAGGCGACATGCTATTGGCCTCTTTTGATTGAAAAAGCGTTTTTTAAACAGTTTGGGTATAAGGCATTAAACTCATCATACCCCGAATATGCGTTATCAATTTTAAATTACAATTTTGATGAATATCCTTTATATTTGTGTAAAAATACTGACAAAAGGTGGCTTGTTTTCAATGGACCGAATACACATATAGATATCGACTTGAAAGTTTTGAAACTGGGATTTTCCGATTTTTACTATACAAATAACGATATAATGCAAATTCTTAAAATGAAGATTGAAAACAAAATTGTTATTGTATCAATCAATTCGTCCAGAAAATTGCCAATAAGATGCGATATTTGCAAGAAATTCAAACATAATCACACTTATTGCTTACAAGCAATTGAAGGAAATAAGGTTCTTATAAGAGACCCGGTTTTATTGGATATTATTTTTTTAGATTTTTTTAAATTTTTAGATATTTTTAATTGTATTTCGTTATTTTAACGGATAGTTAGCTTTTCCTTCACAGTCTTTGGCTGGTTCTCGATTTCGGTTAGAACCTTGTCGAGAAGAGACTTAGCCTCATCTTGGTCTTCCATTTCATAGATCTTGTCAAAGGTCTCCTTCAGGTATTTAGAAGACACCTGCTTTTGGGTCTCTTTCGTCTTAAGTTCGAGAATTTTTCCGGAGGCGTTAAGTTTGAAAACGAAAACATCCTTTTCCTTCATAATCTTTACGATCTCGCTTTGGACTATAGTTTGAGCAGACTTAAATTCTTTGATCTTCTTCTGAAGTTCCTTAATAGAGTTGGAAATCTCTATGTATTTCTCGACGTTTGTTGTAATATGTTCAGACATTATAATAATACTTACAAATACATCTGTGAGTTAGTTTTATATGAAATTTATTTTGATATACTATTAATTAGGAATTCAATGTCTTTAACCTAATTAATACCACATTAAATCCTATCTCAAAATTTAATTTTGTCAATATTTCAAAACTTTTTTCAAAAAAAACCTGACGGTCTTTTTGTTTCCTCCTTATGAGGAACATGTCAGTAATTCTACACACGTGTTGTTATGTTTTTCCTAAAAGGGAAATTAATACGAATTGGTTTATTATTCGTATACTTTGTATCAAAAGAACGTTCTTTCTGTTTAAAACTTAAGATTTCATTTTCCATCTGTAAATTTTCATATTTTGCGAGTAAATCTTTATACTTTAGTTCATCATGTGCTTTGTCTTGCATATGCTCTGACTTTTCAAGCAAATATTTCTTCATGAAACGTACTAACTCACAATTAGATGGATTTGAAATGTTATCAAGTCTTTCATCAAACTTCTGTAAGATATCAATGCGATGGTAATCGACAACAGACATCTCTTCTTGAATTTTACGTAATTCGTCCATAACTCTTAATAATTTGTATAGTTATTCTTATAAGATATATAATAATTCAAGTCGTGTTTTTTAACATTTTCCTTGTGTTTCAAAACTTTTTTCAAAAAATCCCAAGAAATTTTCGTCTAGGTTCATCTTTATAGCTTTCAAGTTCCTGTTTAAGTATTTCTATTTCAAAAATAGCATCATAATATTTTTTATTTAAATCATCATATGATTTTTCTTTGTTCTTTATAAAGAGATCTTTGTTTGAATTTGTACTCTTTAATTCAACAATTTGTTTTGAAAACTGATCGAGACGTAATAAAATTTCCTGATATTCACTTTCCTTTTTCTCATATTCTTGTTTTAATTCGGTTAGCAATTTTTCGTTTTTGATACGTATTTTACGATGTTCTTCATCTTTTTTGATTATATCACGATTTTTTGTCTGCAATATAATTATCTGTTGTCGTAATTTGTTAATTTCAAGACCCTTCGATATTACTATTTGATGAAGTTTTTTTATTGTTATATCAACCGCTTTCTTTTCACCTTCGTTCATACGATTCTTCACGCAAGAATTCCCCATTGTTTCACAATGTTTTTTATAATAATAAAATATAAAAATTTGTATTTTCAACATAAGGGTTTCAATGAGAAAAAGTTCGAAAAAAAATCGAAAAAAAACGTCAAGAATAATTTCAGGAAAAGGGAAACACATAGAAACACCCTGACAAAAGTATCGAAAAATTTTCGAAAAACGAAAAAAATCGAGACCTCAGATGACAGAGAATTTTTTGGAACTTCAAAAAATATTCAATCTCAAAATTTATCTTTCAATTTTTTATTTATAAGGGAAGAATTGTCAAAATGAACGTGTCATTTATTTTGTGCTCCCTTATTCAGGATTTCTGTAATTTTTTATTAGAGTGTGTTTTATACCATCCCCTTATTGAGGAAAGGTAAATTTTTTTTTCTCAATGAATTTGACCACTAAATTTCTCTGTGTTTTGTGCTCCTCGTTTTTCACATTTTTCGAAAATTTTTCGATACTTTTTTCAGGATGTTTCTGTGGTTTTTCCTTTTTATTTTCATTTTGTTGAAGTTTTTTTTCGATTTTTTTTCGATACTTTTGTTTCTTCTTTCCTTTGTTTTTATATTTTTATTATTTTTTTTAAAATAAATATAATAATAAATAATAAATAACCATATAAAGAACAGTAATAAGGGAAAAAGATGTATATAGCAAATTGTCAAAATGTCTTCAAAATTCCTTATCTTTTTTTGAAAAATGTTTTGAAAATTTTTATATAATTCTTGTGTAAAGTTAAATATGTCAGTCATCTTTTCAGTCAACGAAAACAGTTTGTTTGGGACAAAGTCCAATGAGTTGCCTTATTCTTGTTCCGAGGACCTCAAGCGGTTCGCAAACATTTCCAAATCAATCGGTAACGTTGTGATGGGCCGTGCTACGTTTGAATCAATTGGCAAAGCTCTTCCAGACCGAAAGAACATTGTTATCACTTCTAAGCAAGGATATGCTGAAAAGCACAAAGGCATTATTTGTATCAAAAGTATCGAAGAAGCTTTTGAAATTGTAGATGATCCGCTTTTTATTGGTGGATCTAAAATTCTCACAAGTATTTTCAATTCTAATTTGAAATTCAAGATTAAGACGATTTACAAGACAACATTTGATCATTGTGCTTCCACAGCCGACCCAGTCACTCTCGATATTGATCTAACTGATTACAACTCTACTACAAGCTACAAAAGTAAATCTAAAGTTAAGTCTCTTTTCGGTAATTATGATATGAATGTGTTGTATGAGACACTTAAAAGAAAGGATACAAATTATGAATATGAATATCTAAATGAGATGAAAAATCTTACTACTGTGTGGCCGAGAATGACTCGTAATGGGTTGTGTCATTCAAAATTTGGTCTAAAATTCAAGTATGATTGCCGTGATGGTAAAATCCCTATGCTTACTACAAAGAAAGTTGCTTATAAGACTTGTATCAAGGAGTTGCTCTGGTTTCTATCTGGAAAAACAGATAATCAGTCGTTAAACGACCAGAAAGTGTATATTTGGAATGGAAATTCGACTCGCGAATTCCTTGATTCGCGTGGTCTCACTGACTATCCTGAAGGCACTTTGGGTCCTGTTTATGGGTTCCAATGGCGTCATTGGGGTGAAAAATATGTAGATGCCAATACAAAATATACAGGTGGTTTTGATCAGATTAAGATGTGTGAAGACCTTATTAAAAATGACCCAAATTCTCGCCGTATCCTTTTTAGTGCTTGGAATGTGGGTGATCTTGATAAAATGGCTTTACCGCCGTGTCATATTTTGTGTCAGTTTTATATTAATGAACTTGATGATACGCTAAATCTTCAGTTTTATCAACGTAGTGGGGACATGTTCCTGGGAATTCCGTTTAATATGCTTTCATATTCCGTACTACTTCATATGATGTGTAAGAAAACGGGTCGTAAGCCTGGATTTGTTCATCATATTATTGGCGATGCCCACGTTTATCACGACCACGTTGATGCTGTCGAAGAGCAATACAAAAATACTATTAAATCTCAACCGACAATTGAAATTAAATATAAAGACAATTGGGATGAATATACAATTGATGATTTTGAAATCAAGAATTATGAAAGTGCTCCCAAAATCAGTGCTCCAATGAGTGCGTAATTAAAGAAATGACTAAGATTCAGGTTCAGGCTCTGGATCAGGCTCTGGTTCAGGCTGAGGCTCGAGAATCGTGCCTTTTCTTTTTTTCAAGAA